CGCCACAGCAAAACCCAGTGTTATGCTAAATGGTGAAATTATATTTGGCGTCGGCCGATTTATCGCAGCTCTTCTTAGGGGCGACCAAACATTATCTGTCTGGGATCTTCGAACATAATTGATTTTCGTAAGAGAATCTGTTATAGTTGTGCAATGATCATAGATGTCCTTAAAGATGCCATCCTCCAAAATATAGGGCCATTAAAACAAGCACCTAAAGGCTGGTATAAGCGTCACTGTATGCTCTGCCACACACAGGGGCATGGTAAGGATACCCGCAATCGTTTCGGAATTCAATTTAATCCGCAGTCTATAGCACTGAATTGCTTTAACTGCGGATTTTCTGCTGGATACACGGAAGGTAAAGAATTATCCAAGGCATTTAAGTTCTTTCTTGGTCAACTTAATATAAACGAGAAGTTCATTGAGCAGATTGAGTTTGAAATCTTTAAACAGAAAAATCAGATTAGCAGCATTCGAGAAGGCGATGAAGACGTAAAGGTCGAAGACAAGGAGACTAAGTTTAGGAACTTGTTTAGAAAATGGGCACCAATGCCGTTACCGGAAGATTCAATGCCTATAGATGAATGGCTCAATGCTGGCCTTGACGACCCGGAGTTCTTAAAAGTAGTAAATTATGCTGTAGATCGGAAGTTGTTTGATCTTAGCGAATATTACTGGTCGCCTATAAAGCAACATAATCTGAATCAACGGTTGATTATTCCCTATTACTATAAGGGTAAAACCGTAGGATTTACAGCAAGACTCTACTACGAAGTCCCTGACAAATCTATACCCAAATACTATCAACAGTGTCCGCCGGACTTTGTCTATAACCTTGATCATCAACAGGGGTGGTCGCGTAAATACGCAATCGCTACAGAAGGCGTGCTTGATGCCTGGGTGACAGGTGGCATAAGTATATTGGGCGAAATAGGCCAATCGAAAGTAGATATTATAAACCGTTTGCAAAAACAGATTATTGTCTGCCCTGATAGAGATAAGAAGGGGTGGGACCTTGTAGAGGTTGCTATAGAAAATAACTGGGCTGTATCTTTCCCGAAATGGGACATAGACATTAAAGATGCAGCCAAAGCGGCCGAAAAGTATGGTAGATTGCTAACAACGCATTCTATAATTTCGTCAGCCGTGTCGGGCAAAGATAAGATACAATTAAGATGGGACATTGAGCAGAATGAGCGACAGAGACGACGCCAGCGAAATTAACGACTATAGCAAGGACATTGAAGATCTATTCATCAGCTTCATGATGAGTAATAAGGATCTGTTTGTTCGTTGTAAGGGTATTATCAGGTCGTCCTATTTTGATGATAAGCAGAATAGGGATACGGTTGCCTTCATTGAAGGTTACAGCACAGCCTTCACTATAATTCCTTCTTTAGACGAAATTAAAGCAGTAACTAAGAAAGATATTAGAATTATGGAGGTTGAAGCAGCCGTCCATGACAAATGGTTCCTGCGAGAGTTTGAAAAGTTCTGCAAACATAAGGCATTAAGGGATGCGATTTTAGCGTCACCTGAAATGTTAGATCAGGGTAGATACGGAGAAGTCGAGGCAACAATTAAGGCTGCGGTGCAGATTGCCTTGGTTAAGGATTTAGGACTCGACTACTTTGCTGATCCAAAATCTAGGCTTGAAGCACTTAGAGAGAACAAGGGACAATGCTCCACTGGCTGGAAATCTGTTGATGATAAACTATTTGGTGGCTTTAATAGAGGTGAAATTACAATCTTTGCTGGGCAATCTGGTGCCGGCAAATCATTGTTCTTGCAAAACCTTGCAGTCAACTGGATGATGGCGGGATTGAATGTAGTTTATCTTTCATTAGAACTTAGCGAAAAATTATGCGCAATGCGTGTTGATGCGATGGTTACGGGTTATGAAACGCGAGATGTTATGCGTAATATTGACGACGTCCATATGAAAATTCGTGCAGCACAACACAAGCATCAAGGGTCATTCCGTATCAAACAGATGCCAAATGGATGCACAACAAATGATCTGCGTGCATATATTAAAGAATATGAAATTCATTCCGGAAAGAAAGTAGATGCAATTTTAGTTGACTATCTTGATCTTATGTCTCCGGCAAGCAAGAAGATTTCTGCAGAAAATCTATTCGTTAAGGACAAGTATGTTACTGAAGAATTGCGTAACTTGGCCGTAGAACTTGATATAATTACCGTATCTGCTTCACAATTGAATCGCGGCTCGTATGAAGAGATTGAATTTGACCCAAGCCATATTGCTGGTGGTATTTCGAAAGTAAACACAGCAGATAATGTTATCGGCATTTTCACAAGTGCAGCAATGAAGGAAGGTGGAAGATATCAAATCCAATTCATGAAGACGCGTTCTAGTTCTGGTGTCGGATCTAAGGTTGATCTAGCATTCAACAACAAGAGTTTAAGAATTAGCGATCTCGAAGAGGGCGCCGACAATGCCATTGCAGCGACTTCGAAAAATATCTATGAGCAACTGAAAAGAAGTAGTGCAGTGAGAACAGGCGAGAAATTAGACCCCGAGTCGGGAGAAATTACAAAGTTTACCCAAAATGAAATTAAGGTAAATCCACTTGAGGGTGCAGCAGCACTTCGAGCGTTCGTAAAGAAAAGATAAAATATCAGTTTAGCTGATAAATAGTTAAACGAATTTGGAGTCGATAAATTGTCTATTAACCGCAGAAGCCGCTCAATTCTTGAAGAAATTAGTGCCTATGTTCCTCAGAAAAGCAAAGAAGAACTGCTCGAGGCAAGAGCACAGCACATTATAGTTTCTGCTATTAATTTGCTAGAATCCATTGACGAATCCTTTTCGCCCGAAGATGCTGAAGCATTAAAGAAGCGTTTTGTTTCCAGCATACGCGGCGCCGATCCTAATCGCTTTACGAGAATGGTAAAGCGTATCAAGACAGGATTTGAGGGAGATGAAGATCCCAATGGCTATTGATAAAACTCGTCTTACCAAGGAATGGATTACATATCTAAAAAGCAATCGAATTGCAGTCTCATCTAAGGATAATCCAGGAACATTAGATTACAGAAAAAAAGTCACTTCTGATAATATTTCACGCTTCCTGGAAGCCAAGACAGATTTCAGCGAAGAACAAATTAGTAATGCTATTCATATGGTGCTTGCCAGAAAAGCACAGGGCGGAGGTCCTGCAAAATTGCAGAATGATCCAACCACAGGAACATCGGTGGCAGCTCGCCCCGAAGCACCGCAGCAGCAGGCTCCAAAACAGATTGGAAGCAACCAACCCAAGGCTGCGCCTGCCGCACCGAAGAAAAGATATACTAAAGACAATGCTACTGATGTAGAGTATAGAGACATTAACGAAGAGTTAAGAGACGATACAGCATATACCCTCGACGAGAATGACGTAGAGGATATTTTTTCTGTATTGACATCTGGGGCAGCATCTGCGCCTGCGTCCACACCGGGCGGTGAACAAAAGCAACGTGGCGGTGCTGCCACCCAGGGTACTCCAGCCGCGGCCAATCCCGAAGAGGAGCAGGCTAAGAAGGAAGAGGACGTTAGGAAATTAAAACGAATGATACGCGATACAATGTCTCCGGCCCAGCGAAAAGCGTTATGGAGAATATTGACAGATGCGTAATATAAATGAAGCCCAAATTAATACCCCTGATGTAAAAGCAATATTCAAGGGTGTAACCGACCTACGCAATAATCCAACCGGGTTTGGTAGAATGTTTAAGAGCCTAAGAAAAGATAAGATAGAATTATCCGATCTTCAGCAATCGTGGAAAGATGATGGATTTTCGGATGACACACGGGATATTAAGCGTATACTACTAAAACAAGGGTTTAGTGAAAAAGAAATACAAAAAGTATTTGCTGAAGTATTCGGAAAATCAGACTCAGATGCAGGTTATGAAGAACCTGTTGCTAGTCCTGCAATTAACAACATTGCAGAATATGCAAAGAAAAATGGATTGGCTGATTCGCTTATTGCATTCATGGAGCAAGAATTTCCTGATGAGTTCGGTACCAGGAAAAAAGCAACCACAGAAGATATAAGACATATTTTCACAAGAATTTTAGAAGAAGATAGACCAAATCGTCATCTTCTCATCAAGGAACAAGAAAAGACACAATTTGGCCGAAAGAGAAAATGATTATAAATGAAATATCCAAAGGCATAACACACATTGAGGATCTTAGTGTAAAAGAGTTTCTAAATACACTAAGGCATATTTCGGAATATGAGATTACTGAAAAAGTAGATGGATCACAAATTCTCTTTGGTATAGACGGCAATGGATTTTATACTTCTCGTGAAACCAAAGGCGGCACAAGAATATACGCTGCCGAGGATTATGGTGTAAGTTTTCAAACAACTTACATGCGATCCGCGCATGCATTGCTAGAACATGCTCTACCTCAGCTGAAGAGTGCTGGATTGAGGAGGGGTGATCAGGTTGAAGCCGAAGTATTGTATGGCGAGCTTCCTAATGTCGTACCATATTCCGAAGATACAAACTATCTAATCTTCCTGCGCACCACCGAGGGAACCGTTAATATTGATCGTTTGAAGCAAAAGCTTGATGGTCAATCTCTTTCTATAGCTCTTGCGTCACCCTTTACCGATGATGGTAGAAACATTAATCTCCGGGAAGAAAGAAACACCTGGAATTTTTCTCGCGCCCCTGTGTTGGAGAATAATCTATCATTTGATTTGGTATCTCCGTATATTTCTAAGATAGGAAAAATTCTTAATAAGATAGACCCTGTAACTCAGCAACCAATTGGTGTGTTGTTAGAAACTCCCTTAAATAAGATTCCGTCCTGGTTAAATGGAGAATGGAAAGAAATTAAGGAGCACATCAAGCGCGAAAGGGAACATAACTATATTCCTATGCTTGAAAAACACATTAAGCATGTGAAGGAGATTCTTCTTAACTCTCTTGTAAGAAATAGGCAAAGCGGGTTTGGTCCCCTCGTTGAAGACGGTGGCTGGATCGAGGGAGTGGTATTACGACACAAAACTACCGGTAAAATGGTTAAGCTCGTCGATAAAGATGTATTTGGCACCATACGAGAAGCTGCATGGGAAAAACGTAATTCTTTAACAGAAAAAGCTAAGGGTGTGAATAGCTGCACCAGCTTCATGGGAAGGGTATTGCTAGACATGGCAACCGCCATCGGTCACCCCGAATTAGGCACAATGCAGGCAAAGAATTATCTGCGCAAGGCAGGGGCCATTACTGAAGATAGAATTAGTGCATTATCGGTTGATATTGACTTTGATTCAGTTAAGTCCTATTGGGTATCCTTACTTAATATCAAAGAATCGGATTTAGGACGAGAACTAGGTAAATATGTTGGAAATCTAAATGAATCCAGGGCAGTTAGAGAGCGAACTCTGGAAACATTTGCATCATCCTTTGAGAAAATTAGAAATCTTAGAACCGACACGCTAAGGGCAACCAACATAAATGGATTGTTTATTGCGCTGGTCGGAAAACAGTTGGGCGATATTTGACATGAGACTAGACGAGATTGTAAAATTGAATGACGTGCTAAAAGCAGACCAGTATATGAAAATACTCGGAATGATAAGCACTGATGTTAGTGATATAAACGCAACTCGCATTAAGAATCAAGTTATTCAATCTTGGAAAAGGGGAATGAAGAATCGTAAGCACTACGATGATCTCCTATCAAAGATTAATATTAGCCTAAACGATCTAATCAAATAATGAAACTAAAATACAAGACGTTGCCCGATAGTGAAGGCGGCGCAGCCGTTCCCGGGTGCGGAACAATCCATATTTCGGAAATAAAGTCCACACTTACTAAGTTGTCGGATGACTTAGAGTTCCCCTTTGATCTTAACGATTATACCATGGGATCGACAGGAAAAAGCGAATATTCCGGGGACATCGATGTAGTGTTAGATGACAGATGGTGGGGTCACGGTCCGGTAGCACTTAGGGAAAATTTGGCAGAGCTGTATGGTGCAGAAAATACCGCTCGCAATGGTTCCATGGTTCACCTAAAATATCCTATTGTTGGATACGATCCATCGCTCAATAAACGTAAACCTCGGACAGGGTTTGTGCAAGTTGACTTCAATTTTGGAAATTATGAATGGGAAAAGTTTTACCATCACAGCCCTGGCGACGAATCCGAGTATAAAGGTGCGCATAGAAATTTAATGCTCGCTGCAATTTGCGCAGTAATAGATGTTCATCCGTTTATTGATTTTAATGATCCCTGCCCGTGCATTTGGGAAGGTGACCGACCAGCCAATATTATTAGATGGAAATGGGGAGAGAATGGTCTCATTCGTGTAAATAGACGAAGTGTTAAAGATAAACACGGTCATTGGAAGCGTAAACAGGAAGATACCATTATGGCTGGACCTTATATAGATCCGAAAACTATAATTGATATCTTATTTCCAGGATATCATAATATTCATGCATTAGATAGTATGGAAACTATAATGGCCGCGGTAAAGGCAACCTATGGTATGGTAGAGCAAGAACGGGTCTGGCAGCGTTCTGCATCCAATTTTTATGACTGGAAAGACGGTAGAAACTTCCTATATCCTGAGGAAATTAGCAAATATTTTCCTGCAGATGATAAATAAGTTTATGAATAGGATTACCCTATCACAAATTTAAGGAGTTATTCAAAATGACACAAAAAGTACATGGTGCCGCATATGCAGGCATTTGGGTTGAAAAGCAAGTAACATTTGTTAAGCTTACATTCAGCAAAGACATTCGCGTTCTTCCAGCAGCCGATTTAGTAGTTCTTGGCACAGTAACACCAGCTGGTGTAGGTACAGTTGCAAATTCAGAATTTGCAGTTGTTGAAAGCGCAATGGTTAGCGCACTAAAGACACTTGCAACACGTTCGACAATCCTTGCAATTAGCACAACAGTAGACGGCATTCATTATGACGTTATGCTCGGACACGCAGCTTCATGGTTCTCGGCAGGTAATGCTGCAGGTGCAGGCGATGCAGCTACTGGTCTTATTACTCCAGCACCAGTTCCAGTTATTGGAGCTCAAGCTAAGGTAACAACACCGGGCGCAGCACCAACAGACGTTCTTGGCGCAACAGTTGGCGTTCTTGATACAGCAGTTACAGTTTCGTTCTCGTTCTCACACATGGACGGAACAATGCCAGCGGCAACATCTGGAAACGGCGGACTAGTATTTGGCCCAGGTTCGACACCAGGCAACGCACCATCCCCAGGAAATACCCCAACAGGTACTCCAGGCTGGTACCCAATCAATCTTCCTTACTAATCAAAGTAGGATTGTATCAGAAAGGCAGCTTCGGCTG